ACGACCCACCTGCTGTCGCAGGCTGCGCGCGACGCCGCAGGCAGCAACCGTCAGTGTCACCGCGCTCTCGCCGATGGTCTCGACGATCTCCAGATCGTCGGTCCAGGTCGGCAACCACAGCGCCTCGGCGCGCCCTTGCAAGCCGTACAGCAGGCTGCGGTGGGCCGCGCGCGCGGCGCGACCGACCAGCCGCCAGGCGTGCGACTGCGTCGTCCACGCCAAACCCGATAGATCGTCCGTGTGCGAACGGCCGACCTCGCTGTCGAGCACTTCGAAGCGCCGCACCAAGCTCGCCGCTGGATCGCGCGTTTCGTCGCGCCGGTGTTCGAGCACGGGGAATCCGCGATAGCGCGTCGCCGGCAGCGCCGCCGGGCAGTCGCACGGTTCAGTCGCCTCGAAGCGCACCTGTGTCCGCATCACTTGATCGTTGAGCCGCCGCAGCTCCGGCGCATCGGTCAGACGGGCGGTGCGACACGGCAGCAGTCGCGTGCCGCGCGGCCAGGCGCGACGCGTCGGTGCGCGCAGTCGTAGTCGGTCGGCGGTGATCTCCGTGACTTCGACCAACTCGTAGGTGGCCACATCACGCGACAGCATGGCGAGACTCCCGACGGCGAAATCCAGACCAGCCGTTGCGATCGCGATCTCCCCCGCACCGAGCGCGACCGGCGCGCGCAGCCACGTCGTATCGACGAACACCGGAAGCGCCCACACCCGCGCGCTCCAGTCGAACAGGGCGTGTTCGACGAAGCGGCGCTCGCGGCGATCGGCGAGAACCGCGAATTCCCACGACCGCCGCGGCGCATCGCGCAGTGGCGTGCGCGTGACGGTGCCGGCGACCGCGACTTGCACATCGGTGAGCCAGGCGAGGGTTTCTACCAGCGGCTCGTTCCAGTCCGGCGGCAGGGTCCAGGCATTCAGGCGCAGGCCGTCGATGCGGATCGACCACGCGGTACCGTCCGCGAAGTCGAGGATCGCGCGTGCATCGATCACCGGCGGCCCATCGAGACCGACCGTGAGCGTCAGCACCCGTTCCTGCAGCGGCCGCAGCATCAGCGGCAACGCACCGGGCGCGGTCAGCGTACTGCCCGCATCGCCCTCCAACCGCAGCGCCGTCAAGGTTTGCGGTGTCGCCCGCCAGGCATTCCACACGAACAGCTCGCGGGTCAGCTCGGAGACGACGTTGCCGAGCGCGAGCGCCGTCGGCAGTACATGCACCCGATCGAACAGATCATCGGCGAAGCGGTGCGCGAGGCGCCCGGTCACGGGCCAGCGCAGTGTGTCGGAGGCGCGAAACCGGTTGGCCACCGCGACCGCCGACCCGCGCGCATAGGCGGCGGGCGCGAGCCGCGCTTCGCCGAGCGCATTCAGCTCGATGGAGAGTTGTGGATTGACGGCGCCAAACAGGCGCGGCGTCGGCGCAATGCCCACCAGCGCCGCCATCAGGACGTCTCCTCACGCAGCGCCACGCCGAAGGTGCCCGAGTGCTGCGCGCCGGTGGACCAGCCGGCCCCGTTGCGCTGCACCGGGTGAACGGCGTGCAGCGGATACGCGGTCCAGCGCTCTGGGCCGTAAATGAGCGGTTGGCTCAGATCGAGAAAGTCGAGCCGGCAATAACGTGCGTGCGCCAAGGTCGCGACGATCGTCTGGCCCTGCGCCTGCCGCGCAAGCAGCACGTCGATCGGCAGCAGCACCGTGGCCTGGTTGAACGACGACGGCAATGCGTGCAGCAACCCGGCCTTGTGCGAGACGCCCAGTAACTCGCCCGGCTCCCCGCCTACGGTGGTGCGCCACGCGGGTGCGCCTTCGAGGCCGCAGTGCATGAAGGACGAGTGATACGTGCCGGCCAGACTCGAGAAGAAGAAGCCGAGCCCGAAGCCATCGTAGGGCACCGCGCCGAGCTGATAGCCGGCATTGGTGTCGATAAAGACTTTCACGTTCGCGCGCGTGCCATCGACATCGCCGCGAAACGAGCCCGAGCACCACACGCCGATGCCGCCGATCTGCGGCATCGTCGAGCGCCCAACATTCAGGTGCTGGTGGCGATCGACGTTATAGCGCAGGATGAGGTAGACCTCATCGGGCGCGTCGAAGACGTGCAGCGTGTAGACGGCCGGCCACTGGATCGGCGCGTTGGTGAAGGACAGTAGCTTGACCGACTGCGGACACGCGCCGGTGAGCGCGGCGCCCGCCTGGCCCGTGCCGGCGAGCAGGCGCAGTTCAGTCGTGGTCGCGGTGAACTGCACGAAGATCGCACCTTTGCTCAAAATGCCGCTCGCGAGCGTCCAGCCGCGCGCGATGAGGGTCGTCTCGATCGCGGTTTTCAGTGCCGCGAAACCCGCGACCTGCCCGATGAAGGTCGCCATCAGCTCATCTCTACCGCGACGGTGTCGCGCCACGTCACCCGCGCACCGTCCTGCAGCAGGACGAAGGCCCGGCCGCCAACGGCGCGGATCGCGTCGACGGACTGACGCACGCTCAGGTTGGTCTGGTCGATCACGGCGCTGCCGTCGAGCTGCAGCACGTTCTCCGATGCGTTGTTGAAGCCGGAGACGAAGCTCACGCCATCGAGCACGCCAAAGACGTTCCCGCTGCTGGTGTAACTGCGGGAGGCGTTGTCCCAGGCGCCGAACCCCATCTCGTACAGTTCGAGCGGCTGCGGCTGATACAGCGTGCCGGCGGGCACCAGGCAGCGGTAGCCGCTGCCGTTGCGGCCGACATATTCGCCAGCGAGCCCGCCGTAGGTGGCCTCGCTCGCCTGCCCATTGCCGAAGGGTGCAATCTGCACCTTCTTCCACGCGCCCGCCGGATCACGCAGATAGAGATGGCCGTCGTTGTAGCCGCTGTCGCTGCTGCCCTTGCGTCCCTTGTACGGAAACCAGTGCAGATCGCTGTAGCGCCGCGCCTCGCGCCCGTCGAAGTGACCGGCGACGATCAGCGGCGAGGGGAACTCGCGCGGTCGCGCATAGGCCAGCGCCTTGCCGACATAGACGTGGGCGTAGATCGGCGAGCCGACCTTGAAGCCGCCGACGATCCGGCGCGGATTCGCGGTGAGGAAATACGTCACCGCCTGGTTGTGGCACGGCACTCCGCTCGTCTTGATCCCCGGCTGCGCCTCGAAGGGAGCGCTCAGGACATAGCCGACCATCGTCGCCGCGAGCAGGTTGTAGTAGTCCGCCGCGACGTTCTGGTAGGCCTTGAAACCGACGGTGATCTCCTCCTCGCCGGTGGTGCCCGTGGAGCGCAGAATCAACTCGCGCTCGGGCGTCGATGTATCGAAGCGCAGCGTCGTCCAACCGACGCTTTGCGCCAGCGCCTGAATCACGCCGAGCAATCGATAGTGCGCATCGTCGCCGCCGGCCTTGAGGACCGTGTCGATCGCGTAGGCCATCAGCCGCCTCCGATCCGTTGGCGCAGGAAGCTGCCGTTGCGGTCGATCACGTTGAGAATCGTCTGCTCGAGGCCCCGGCTCTGCGCCATCGACTCGGCAAGCGCGTCGGTGTCGATTGCGTTGATCAGGCGCAGGTTCAATTGGGGATTGAGACCCGCGGCGGCGCGGGCGAGGCCGCCCTCGGCGAAGTTCACGAGCGGCGCGCGCGGCACAGACACGGCGGGCGGCGCGGCGTGTGCGAAGCGTCGCGCCTGCCAAGCCTCCAGCGCCGGCATGCCGCGACGGTTGAAGTCCTCCAGGAACGGCAGGGCGCCGGGCTGCCGCACCACGGCTGCACGGGTGACGAACTCGAAATCCGACAACCACGCCGGAATGCTGTCGCTGGTCGCGGTGCCTGGACCGCGGACATGGCCGCCGGTCGCATAGCCACCCCCGCCATTGAACGTCGCCTGCGCGATCAGACCCGCAATCGTGGCGCCCTGCGCAATGGCGCCCGCGATCATCGGAATGTTCTGCGGAAATCCGACCTTGCTCGCCTCGGCGACGTTCTGCGCGAGCGCGATCGCCGCCTGCGCGATGGCGAAGGCTTTGCTGAGCGCGAACAAGGCGCGATAGGTCGCACTCTGCTCGCCACCGAAGGTGCGGGCGATCTCGGCCAGCTGACCGAACGCGGCGGAGGCGCCGGTGAGCAGCACCTGCTGCTGCGCGGCCTGCAATTGCGCGAGCGCGCGTTGGTGCTGCGCTTCGACGGCCTGCTCCTGCGCATCCCACTGGGCGTGCAGGTCGGCCTTCTGCGCGCGGAACTGCGCAAGCAGCGACAGTTGTTCCTGGTACCACGCCTGCAGTTGTTCGCGCGCCTGGTCGATCCGGGCGAGGTCGCCGCCGGTCTCGCCAAGCTCGGGCCCCATGCCCGGCACACGATCGAGCGCGGCGTCGGGTCGACGAAACGCCTCGCGGACCACGCGCGCCATCGCCGCGTCATAGTCGGCCTTGGTCGCGATCCCATCGCGCAGCGCGTCGTTGAGCCACTGCACCTGCTCGCGCGCCTCCGCGAGCGCGACTTCAGTCGGCGTGCGCAGGCCGGCACGCAAGGTCTCGTAGGCGCGTGTGGTCTTCTCGATCGCGGCCTTGCGCTCGCGCTCGGCTTCCGCGGCCGCGCGGGCCTGGTCGAGCGCTTCGGCCTCGGCGATGAGTTGGGCCTTCAGCGCGGGCGTGATCGCCTTCAGCGCGCCTTGCGTCGTCTCGTAGCGCAGGCGCGCGGCCTCGCCTGCGCGCGTCTGACCGGCCTCGACCTCACCGAGCAACGCGATTTCGCGGCGCAGAGACTCCAGTTCGCGCTCGGCGGACTCGCGGGCGCGATCGGCTTCGGTGGCTTGGGGCTTCGCTGCGCGCGGTCCCTTCGGCGCCTTGAACTGCTCCTCGATCTGCGCGCGGCGCGTTTGCTCGAAGGTCGCAAGCGCGACGCCGTCGACGTCCTTGACGCCGCCCGCGCGCAGTGCCGCGATGTCGCGTTCGAGCTGGCGCAGTTGCTGTGCCTTGGCAATCGCGCGGTCCTGGCCGAGCGCGGCCTGCGCGCGTCCGAGCGCATTGATCGCGGCGGTCTGCTTGGCTTGGGTCGCGGCCTGCGCCTCCGCCTTCGCCTGCTCGGCATTCGCCTCCCGTTGGAGTTGTGCCTGCTCCTGGCGCAATGCGCGGATCCGGTTCTTCGTCCCGGCATCAACGTCAGGGCTGGCGAGTACGGCATCGAGCGAGGCCAAGCCGCCGAGTTCACGCCATTCGTTGCCGATCCGATCCAGTTCGTCGGTGGTCTTCGACAGCCGGAACGCGAGATCATCGCGACCGATGTTGCGGATGGTTTGCCAGACCCCGCCGATGACTTTGCCGAGGTTGATCCACGCGCGTTCGAGCGAACCCGCACGCGCATAGGCTTCTTGCACGCGTTGCTCGTGGACGCGGGCGAAGGTCTCGATCGCCAACCGCGCGGCGTCCTGCGCCCGGCCCTGCGCCTCCAAGGCGCGGACGTGTTGGTAGACCTCGACCGAGAGGAAGCGGTACTGCTGGTTGAGTTCCAACAGTTGCGCCGAGGGCGCCTTGGCGAGCGCGATGATCTTTTGTGTGGTCTCCTCGATCGATGCACCGGTGAGCGTCGACAGACTCACGGCCGCGCGCGCGGCGGCCTCCAGCGTGTCGGCGGCGATCTGACCGGACCCGGCCAGCGCGGTGAGCGCGGTTTGCGCATCGCCGTACTCGCCGGTCGCCCCGCCGACGGCGTCCTTCAACACGCGCAGTTGGCCCGCCGTGGTCGCGGCGGCATT